CAGGCGACCGGAACGTCGGCGTGGCTATGTCAATGGAGTGCTGGCTTAGCGTTTGGGCTTCTTCGAACCAACCGCGATTGAAGCCTTCAAGCGACTTGATGGACGATGCTGTATGGTTTTGGAGCCCCCGGAACACCATCAGGCTTTCGTGAGGTCCAACAATTTCCGTATCGGTGATCTTGAAAAGACTTGCCGCACCGTAAGCGCTGATCTTGTCTTCGATCAGCCGCTTGACCGAGTCCTTTATCGACAATTGTATCTCACGCAGGCAGGCAGCCCGAACGTGCCGCCTCAGGCAGTCAGCGACCAACAGCCCTGCGAAGAAATGTGATTTGGCTCCGCCACGACCGCCACGAGCACCCTTATAGCGAGCCGGTTTCAGAAGCGGGAGAAACGCTCTCGGTGCCTCCAGCCGAAGTGCTTGCGGTCGGGTCAACGATCACCCATTCAATCTGTTCGATTTGCAGCGGCCCTCCATCGGGACCGGAAGCCTGAATGTTCGAAAGCTTTGGATGGACGAAGGGGGCCGCATCTTTGCCGACCATGTGCGCCTGCATCGCCTTGCCCATGTTGACGATCTTGCCCGTCTCATCGACAGCTTGGGCCCACAGGGCGCGCATTACCGCCAGCGACAGGTCAAGCGGTGTAATACCTTCAGCCGCGGCCTTCTCAGCCACTGCACGCCTACGAGCCGTTGCTTCGCTTACCGTGCCTGCCTTACGACCTGCGCCGGAGCGTTTACCGCCGCGCATGGCTGTTTGATTTCTTTGATTGCGAATTCATTTAATCAAACCTGCTGCCTGCATGTTCCGCAGGCCCCGGTGATGCTTGCTGAGGCAACAGACGGCCGTTGCTGCGCCGCTTGAACCAGCTCCATGGTCTTTCCAGCCCCGTGGCCATAACCATAACGTTTGACGATACCTACAAACTCTTCGACGTCGTGGCCGCGAATAGCATAGATCGGCAAGCCGGTGCGTTGGTTGAACTTGGGCTCTCCAAAAGCGTTTACGTCTTGGCCGCAATGGTAAAGCTCGTGCTCGACCAAGGCGCAGAACGAGGTGTCGTCACAGACTGATGCGTAGCTGGCATCGAACGTGAGGATGAAATCCGGCAGCGACCCGAACCATTCCTCGAATTGCTGTTCCTGTCTTGCCTTCGACCATTTGCCGCCTTGGAATTGGGCTCGTTCGGCTTGGCCGACTATAGAGACCATATGGCGGCTGTTAGGCTTGGAGCACCACAACATGCCGAGATGGGCATCTCTTAGGTGCTGGTGATCTGGGTTTTCGAGTGCGCTGCCGTCATTGATGAATGTGGCCTTGGCCCATTCGCAGAGATCGTGGGCGGGGATAAAGGCTGGCGCGTTGCCGTCAAATAGGCGCTGGGGCGGGCGGGGCCGTTCCGCTGCCATGTGACCATCTCAATGTTTGGGATGTTCGCCTCGGCGCAGACGCACGAAGCAATCTTGCGCCTTTTATGGGCTGCGTCTTTCCGCACGTCAACTGGAAAATCCATATGTTCGAGAAATTGCGTTGAGACCCACAAGCAACAGCGCCATCGTGAACTGATGGTGGGCGCGGACGATGGCAGATGCTTTGCCCACGCTGACGTTCTCGATCACGACCAGCTCGACAATGCGCCGGCACATCTCAGGTACCGCAGCCATGGCATCACCTTTGCGCCTCATCGCTTGGATCTTGTGATCGCCGGGGAGAGTGGCACCGCCACCGGATGCGCCGTTGCCGACCAGTATCGAACTGGCTTGAGGCAGGATTTCCGCGGTTTCCCAATCCCTTTGCAGCGCGCACGCCGCTTCGTACTGGGCGTGAGTGATTGAGCCTTTGTGGAACAGGAAGCGGATTCGATTGACGTTAACGTTTTCCTCGGTGAGTTCGTCAGCCTTCTCCCATTTCGCAGCGCCTTTCGGAGCGACCAAGACTGGAACAAACCCGTCGTGCCCAGGCTCGGCCGGTTTAAACTTCTCTGTCTTGAATGCCTTACCCATATACTCAGCCCCTTACGGTGTCGGTGTTTGTCAACGAATAGAGTTGTTGGGCCAATCGATCTCGCTCGTTGCGAAGTTCGATGAGCTTTCCCGGCCGTGCTGCGCGCCAATCGCGGTTATATTTCGCGCGACAGGTGTTGCAGTAGTAGTGTTTTGTTTCACGCACTCCGCCGCACATCGAACAAGAACTGTCACGCGAAAGTTTCCCGTGAAGCAATTCGCTCATGACCGCCACCTCTTCTTCCGGGCCTTAAGGCGCATGAGACGGTGGTATTCGGTGCGGATTGTTTCTAACGCGGCTCTATGCATGAAAAATATCGTGCAGAACCCTCTCGACGCGGTGAACCGCAGAATCCAATCAAGCCCTCGCCTGTTCCTGCAGGCTACCGCGAGCACATCCATGTTGGTCTGGGTCATGCTGCGACCTCGTCGAGCAAATTGAACTCGCGAAGGATCTCCGCCGGAACAAGGCAACCAGACTCGCGCGGCCGCGGCCCATTCTTTGGATGCCACAAGCTTTGCTCAACGAAGACGCGAACGCGGTCTCGCCAGCCCTGAAGGTTTGTGGGCTCGAATTTCACGATGCTGGCACCATGGGACTTTCCTTGTTCCGCTTTGACTGGGAACAGCCCGCGCCAACTGTTCATCGTGGATTGTTCGAGCACGGTGCGTGGGTCGTGACCTTCGCTTCGAAGCTTGGAGAGGACACCAATCGCCAATAGTTCGGCCCGCGGTGTTAACGATGCACGGATGCGCCGTCGCATTTCGATGAACTCGGACCACGCTTCGAGCGGCAACCAATCCGGCAAGGCGCTTGCGCCGTTTTTGTTTTCTTGGCTATTGGAAAGTGGCTTATGGGGCTTAAGGGGTGATTTTTCGCCCCCCTTAAGGGTTCGGAAAATTTCCTTTATTTTTCCTACGTCTACCGAATTCAGGAAAAACCACTCCCCAGACTTCTTCGCAGAAAACATTTCGTGCAACTCAGCCTCGGAACGCCCCATGTCTGTCACTGGGGCCGCCTCGATTACTTGCAGGTCTTGTCCGCGATATTGCGCCTTAATCTTTGTGAGGCGTTTAGCGGGGTCGTTGCTGATGCCGATTTTGTAGGCACCATCTGCTCTAACACCGACGAGATATATGAATCCCGGTTTGTTGTACCCAGTTGTGAGCTTTGGGTTGCCACCCTCCTTTCCAAACTTACGGGCTTCAGCAGAAAGCCTGGCCTCTTTCAACATCCGCCTGGAATAGATTGTGCCTTTGCGGTCGCGGGAAAACACGCCGTTTCGGTCTAGCTCGCCTAACAGGGCGTGGACCTCGGATTCCGTTCCACCGGTCATACGAGCGATGTCGGTTTCTTCAAGGCCCCGGCCTGCTACCGCGACGTAGCCAATCGGGTCATGTGATGCAGCGATGCAAAGCATATCCATCCAAAGTCCGCGCGCAGAGTAAGAGCACAGGCGTAGCGCGGGCTCCGCCTGCCAATCAGACCAGAAGAACTTTGACCAAACGGTTCCGGCCACTACCGGGCACCTCCCGGCGCGTCATCTCGAATTGCACTGGCCCGCATGTCGCAGAACACCTGCAGCGACGTTTCCGCGCCGTGCCGGTTCTTCAGCACGCCCAATTCAAGCTTGTTGCGAACCGGCTCATATTCGGCCAACCATTCGTTCCAACGAGGGTCATGGCTGCCAGCAGCGGGCCGTTTCTTGTCGATGTAGTAGGCCTCGCGGTAGAGCGACACCACGCAATCGGCGTCTTCCTCAATCGAACCGGATTCCCGAAGATCGGAAAGCGTGGGGTGTTTGTCCTCGCGGGTTTCGACGCCGCGGTTGAGTTGGGCCAGGGCAACAACGGGCCATCCTAACGACTTGGCGAGGTTCTTGATGCCCTTGCTGATCTCGGTGACCTCTTGGACCTTAGTGCCCCTATAACGGTCCCCTGCGGCGACCATGTGGATGTGGTCGATAACGACAAGGCCCATCACCTTCGCCTGCTTGGCGTGCTGCATGGCGATGGCGGCCATGTCTGCGATGGTCATCCCGCCGCGGTCATAGATGGAAAGATTGGTAGTGATCGCGTCCCTGGTGCGGGCGATGCGTTCGACGTGGTGAAGTTTCACCCTGCCATTGCGAAGCCATGAATAGCTGATCGGGTCGCGCCAGTTGCGGTCGTAATCGATTTCGCAAGCCGCGCGCTCCAGCAATTCCCCCTGCTGCATCTCAAGGCTGAAAAATACGACGGGGCGTCCTTCAGGGGCCTGTTGGCACGGAAGGCTGGCCCTGAGCGCGGTGCGCATCCCCAGCGCGGATTTTCCCATGCCGGGACGGCCGGCGTAGACAATATAGTTTCCAGCGTGCAGGCCGCCCAACGCTTCGTCCAGCCGGTCTAAACCGGTGGTGACGAACGGAACGGTCTTGCCGTTGGCCGCATCCTCGGCACGCCTCACCATCTCGTCAAAGGCATCCGGTGCCGTGGTGAACCGTGATTTCTGGCGGAGGGCCAAAGCCTGATCGCCTACCTCTGCGACACCGCGAAGCGCCTTTTCTACCGGCGTGGACAGAACGCGGATGGAATCCCGCGCCAGGTCAAGTTCCTGATCGGCGATGCGCCGCAGCGCGAGGTCGTGGACTATCTTGGCGAGCGCGACGGTCTGTCTGCAAAGGTCGCGGCTGTTGGCATAGGCGCGAGCGCCCAAAATCAGATCCGCAATGAAGCCAAGGGCACCTTCTTCGCCGAACTCCGCTTTGTCGCTCAACTTGCCCCTGATCGTGAAGGGATTGATTGCGGCCTGCGCATTGTCGAGGTCGAGAATGGCTGTGAATATCTCAGCATGCGACGACCAAACGAAATCAGGCGAGCTGGCGTGCCCGGCCGCGGCCGATATCGCTCCTTCCTCGCAGCCAGCAATCATCAAGCCAAGCAGCGCCTGCTCAGTCTCGCTATCGGCAAGTTGGGCGTCCACGAAAGGTTGGGCCATCGCGTTCATGCCGCCCTCCCAAGCCGTTCATATTCTGCACCGGCATTCCACGCCCTTGCCATTTCCTGGGCTTCGGCAAACACTCGCTCTGCCGCACGAAGGTCACGTTCGGCGATGCGCCGATATTCCTCCATCTTCTGCGCGAAGGGCGGATAAACGTCTGCCAGTCTTTCAATCCGATTGGTGGTGAGCATCAGACGTGCCCCCCGTTGAAATAGCTGAGCGCAACGCCCACGGGCCCTGCTGGCGCTCCATCTGCCAACTTCGGCAATGCATCACGGATGACTGGAAGCGGTGTTCCGAACTGCAGGGCAATCGAAAGGATCACCGCTGTTTCGCGAGCCACCGTGTTCGCCGTGCTGCCTTCTTTCCCGGCATTCAAAAAAAGCTCTGACAACTCGCCTTTCCGATTCCATCCGAAATGCGCGGTGTAGCTCACCCCTTCATGGGAGAAGGATACGAGTTCTGCGTTTCTACGTTGGGGGAGACGGTTGCGGGTCATGCAACCTCTGCAGCAAACATATCGTGTTGCGCGTCCACGGCGTCGAGATTTCCGCAAGCTTGGCGCCAATAACTTTCCTTGAGTTCGACGCCCACGAAGCGCCGGCGCAGCTTCAGCGCGCCATAGCCTTCGCTGCCAATGCCCATGAATGGCGAAAAAATGGTATCGCCTGGGTTCGACCACATGATGACGGCCCGCTCGATCACGTCGAGTTGAAGCGGGCATAGATGGCGTTCGTCTTTTGCTTCGCGCGCCAGCTTCACGTTCAAAACATTGGATTGCTCAACGCTCATCCAAACCGGAGACGCCCACTCCTGCCACTGATCAAGCGGAAAACCGGATGGCGTGTGCGCGATCGGTTCGTCGTTGAGGCCCGGCTTCATGAAGGTCAGAAGATAGTCCGGCATGCCGCCGCGCGACTTTGAGCTATCCTTCTGCAGCTGCTTGTAGAGAAGCCCGACGTGCTTTGTGCGGGTCATTTCCACAACCGGGCATTTCCAGATTGTGCGCCGGGAATGCAAAATCCATCCGGCGTCTTCATGAATGCGGATAATTTCACCACTGAAATCCTTGATCCCGATTGCGCCGTCTTTCCATTTGGTCAGCGGAAGATCGGAACAGTGAACAGCGGTCAGCCTGCCCGGCTTCGTGATGCGAAACTTCTCGCGAACCTCATAGGCATAGTGTTCCGAGAATTCCCCATCGCTGGACGAATTGCCCATGTCCGCGATGCTGTCCGAGTAAACGAACAATGAGCCAAACGGGGGACTGTAGACGCTCAACCCAACGCAGGCGTCGGGAAGTTGGCGCATCACCTCCACGCAATCGCCCTGGTAGGCAATATATTTCCGACCGATCTTGGAATTCAGACAGTTCACGATGCCATCAGCCACGGCGGTACCTCTGCATAGTGCGTTGGGTTGTAGGAAACCTTGGTCAGTACTTCGCGGCCAAGCGCGCGGCGCATCGCAGCGCTCATCATGCGTTTCATGCGGATATGGTCCGCAGATTTGCGCTCGATCACGCGGCCGATCTGATCTTCACCCTCGGCTATGGCTAGATGAACATGAACGGCCTTGGTCTGGCCGAAGCGCCAGCAGCGGCGGACTGCTTGGTACCATGTCTCATAAGAGAAGCTCCGGCCAATGAACGCCATGCGCGCGGCATGTTGCCAATTAAGACCATGGCCCGCGATAGACGGCTTTGTGATGATGATGCGAGCCTGCCCTTCCGAGAATGCCTCGATCTTTTCTTCCTTTTCCTCAATCGACATTGAGCCGCGAACCTCGACGGCATCGGGGATGCGGGCAAACAAAGCGTCGGATTCATAGTTCGTGTCACACCAGATAACCCATGGCTGATTTTCGTCATGGGCTAGGCGTGCGATTTCGTCGGCGCGCGCATCGCTTGTGGCGCGCTTGATTTCGTGGATATTGGTCGCGTTGGCGTCAGCCGCGAACAATCCGTCCTTGGGCAAATCGGAGCGGGCGCCGGTTTGGTGCTTGATGACTTCCAGTGGGGGCAGAAAATATTCGCTTGCGTCGTGGCCGAAGTCGGCGGGCGTTTCCGCCATGCAAGCCCATGACGCCATCCAGTCCCAGAATGCCTGCTCGGCATGGCCCTTGAGCCGCCATTGTTGCGAGGCCGTCGAGGTATCGTTGATGAAAAACTTCGACAACATCTCAACGGAATTCATGATTCCAAGGAATTCGCCGTGCTGGCCCAGTTCCATGTGATCGTTCGGCGCTGGCGTGGCCGACGCGGTGAGGCGGAACCGATGGCTTTTGAAAGCGTCCCGCAGGCCGCGCGAGGTCGCGCCGCTGAAATCTTTGAGGATTGAGCTTTCGTCCAGCGTCACCGCGCCGAATGCCGATGGTTCCAGCCTTTCGAACCGGTCATAATTGCAGATGTTGATACCTGGCCGCGCCTCGGATTGGTCACGGATCACGCGGGCGTCATATCCGAACTTGCGCGCCTCGCGTTCGATCTGCTTGGCGACGGCGAGCGGCGTTCCGATAAGCGCCATCCCGTTCGATGCTTCTGCCGCCTGTCGGCTGAACTCCAATTCACAGACGGTTTTGCCCATCCCAGTATCGAGGAAGTTGCCAGCCCTGCCCGTGCGAAGCGTGAAAGCCGTCGCGTCAACCTGATGCGGTTTCATAAACGAAGGCATGGCGGCGGGCTCAATGCCACGCTTGGGAACGGCAACAATCTTTTTGGAGAGAAAGTCTGCGTAGTCGCTCATGCCGCGCACCTCCGCTCGAATTCTTTTGTGCGAAGCGGAATGCCAAACTCGCGAAGCGATTCCAGCGCCTCGTCTATGGTCCGAACGGTTTCAACACGCGCGCCCGATTCCGCGATGCGGGCATGGCAATCGCGTTGAACCGGCGATAGCTTTCCGACAGGGCTCTTGAGTTCGAGGAAGTAGGCGTTGCCGTGATGGATGAACGCTAGGTCAGGAACACCACTGACGACGCCCTGCCCGATTAGGATTGCCGCCTCAGCGCGCTTCCTGTAGCCGCCATTAGGCACGGCATAGAAAAACACCGACTTCGGAAGGACTGCGTGCAGCACTTTGACAAGTGCGCGCTGGAAATCCTGTTCCGGTCGGCTGATACGTTTTTTCTTTGGAACTTGGTACACTTTGAAACTTCCGACAGCTTGTAACGACCCTGTTCTTGTTCTCTCGCGTCAGCCCGACGCGGTGCTTAGGTACTTCGTCGCTTTGCCGTTTTCACGACACGCGCACGATTGACGGCGGCCAAAATCTGTTGAGCTTCTATGCCGTA